ACACAAACACCTTTCCATGCTGGTATTCCAGCAATCTCACAGTGTCTAAAGTTTGCAAACACATCTTCTGTACTTGCATAGTCGTGTCGTTTTGCATCGTGTGTTGCTTTCATTTGTTCGAGCAACTGATAAAATCTTTCGCTTTGTTTCATAATTAATCTCCTGCTATTCTACTGAAGTTTTTTACCTTCTCAAATTTAACTACACTTCTGAACTTGTCAAACAGCATATCTTGTTTATGAGAAATGACAAATACGTTTTGGTCATGGAATGTGTTTAGAATCTTTAAGAAATCATCTGTACCAGTACCATCCAAAGATGAATCAAATATCTCATCAAGGATTAGTAGATTGGTGTTAGTAGAGTTCTTCATCTTTGCAATTGCTCTCCATGTAAATAGCAATGCAAGGTCGATACGCATCTTTTCACCTTCAGAGAATGATGCATAAGAAAACTCATCACGAAAGCGAGACTTAATTGTTTCGTTAAAGTTCTCATCAATGTTAAAGTTAACAAAGAAGTCCATAGACGAAAGATATGTATTTACCAACTTGTTCATAATCGGTAAGTACTGTTTGATAATCTTTGTCTTAATACCAGTATCTTGTAATAGATTGCGAGCAACATCAATGTAAAACTTATCTTCTGTTAACTTAGACTTTTGCTCTTCAATCAGTTCAATCTGTCCTTTGAGTTTTGCAAGTTTCTCTTTATCTTCTTCTGATATTTGTCCACTTTCATATGTCTCAATATCTTTCTTTAACTTTTCGTTAAATAATTCCATCTCTTTAATAGATGCACGAATCTTTGCAATCTCTACATCATGTTTACGAATAGATTCTAGATTTGATATGATAACATCTAGTTTAGACTTTTCTCCGTTTTCGAGTTCTTCAAGTTCTCCGATTGCTCTTTCAAGTTCTCTGACTTTTTCGTTTCTACGTTCTGTCTGCGTCTGCTTTGTTGATTCTGTAATCGACTGTTCGCAAGTCGGGCATTCATCGTTTGTCTGGAAAAATTGAATCTGGCGTTCATGGTTACTCCTCTTGTTTTGAAGTGCTGCTTCGGTTTTACTAAGTTTCTGAATCTTATCTTCTAGTCTTGCTTGTTCTTCTGCATTATAAGAGAGGTTATTCTTATCCTGTTCAAGTGCTAGGATATCTTCTTTCCTTGCATTAATAGTAAATTGATTATCATGTACCTTTTGTTGGTTCTCAGCAATAATCTCTGATTTATTATTAACTACTTCTTTGATAAACTTCTCTTGCAGTTTAACCTTTTCTTTAGTCAAATCAAAATTATAATCTACATTACGAGTTTCTTCATTTAGTTCTTTTGTTTTATTCTTCAATAAGAAATTCATCAATGAGAATATCTTAATGTCTAGAATATCTTCTACCACTTCACGCCTTGCCTTAGTTGGTAGTTGCATGAATGGTACAAAAGTAGAAGAACCTAGAATAACAACCTGTGTGAAAGAACGATAGTTCAATCCCATAATCTGTTGTTCCAGATGTTTCTGATAATCACGAGCATTCGCATCTTGATTAATCATGTTACCATTTACATATACTTCAAAGGCATTAGGTTTGATACCACGAACAACCTTTACCTCTTTAGTACCAATACTAAATTCTACTTCAACAACTGAACTACCGTTATTGACAGAGTTTACTAGTTGTTTCTTTGCAATGTTACGAAATGGTTTATTGAACAAACCAAAACAAAGAGCATCAAGAATAGTACTTTTACCAGCACCATTCTCACCAATAATTAATGTAGTTGGACTTCTATCCAACTGTATTTCAGTAAATTGATTTCCTGTTGAAAGGAAGTTCTTCCAACGTACAGTTTTAAATATTATCATTACAGTTCTAAATCACTCGCTTCAAGATATAAAGATTTCATCATGTTTGTTAGTCTGTTCTTATCTAGTGTTACATCCAATTCATCAATATACCTTTCCAACAAAGTCATGGTATCTTCTGCATTTTCTACAATAGTATCATCAACATTCTCTGCATCTAATTCACTAAAGTCCTCTACAATCTTTACCTCATGGGCTCCAGATTCTCCAAGAACCTTATCAATAAATCTATCAAATGCATAAAAGTCTTTCTTATTGACTACAATAATTTTTACAAACTTATTCTTTAATTGAGATACATCAAACTGTGTATAGTCTGTAGTACTCTCATCGTAATATACTTTCTGGAATATTGTATATGGATTGACGATACGTTCTAGTTCTCTTGTAGACGTATCGAATATATGAAAACCTTTAGGACACCCATCATCACTCCATGTCATTTGATAAGTGTTGCCTAGATAGAAAACTTGTCCATCATCAGACTTCTTATGAAAGTGACCAGAGAATACTGTGTCAAATTTGTTTAGGAATCCTTTGTCATACCCACCTTCTGCAAAGTGTCCAGCATGCATTTCAAAACCATTGATTTCTAAGTGTCCCATAGCAACTTGTGCTTTGGTACTTTTGATATGTTCCATTGTGTGTCCATAATTATCTGGACAAATCCAAGGAATAAAACAAATAGGTGTACCATCAAACTCAACAGTAGCAGTTTCTGGGTAAACAAACATCTTTGGATATCTACCCTCAACAAGTTCTGCAAGAGAGTTAACATCATTAGTGTTCTTGTAAAATGTATCGTGATTACCCACAAGCATATGTAAGGTAACACCTTCATCTACAAACTTTTGAATAAATCTTTTACGAAAGTCTTGTGCTATCTTATAAGATACAAACTTTCGTCTATCCATAACATCGCCCAAATGAATAACAGTGTCAATCCCCTTTTCTTTTATATATGGGAAGAATGTATTCTCCCAAAACTCATAAAAGTATTCGTTGAAAGCTAAGTTGTCATTACGGGCGCCGAAGTGGGTATCAGTTATCAGCGCTATTTTCATCTATTATCTCTTCACCTGTATCATCATAAAATTTTTCAAGACCTTTAGGTTCTTTTTTGGTTTTCTTTTTAGGTTTGTAAACTGCCTCTGGTGGTAAGAAGTTCTTCTGTAGATATTCTACATACACACCTTGTTCACTGTCACCATCCATAAGAATGTCAACATTCATGTTTTCAATAATCTTATGTTTTACATGTTGCTGTTTCTTTTCTTTCTGAATCCTACGAATAAACGCATAATAGATAATTTGCGTAAAATAAGCGAAAGGATTGTTTGATTTCTCTGGATTGAAGTTACTACAATATTGTAGACAGTTCTCAATACCATCAGATATCATCTCATCTCTATAAGTATAATTTATAAAATTTGGACGGTAAGATAGGTGATTTGCAATTTTAAGAAAGCATTCTCCAATATAATTGGTTACTGGTGGTTGTGGGTCACCAAGTGCTTCTGCTTCTTTGCATCGCTCTTTCCATTCTTTCATCGCCTCTAGGAACTCTTTGTTATTAACATAATGAGCACCAGATTTCTTTTTAGCCATATTAACTCCACATTGTCGTTGCTGTTTTATTTTATGCAACTATTAACCATTATACAGATTTACACAGATAAGTCAAGAGCTTAATTTATTTAAAATATTTTAAAAAATCTCTTGCTAATCTCTTGACAACTTGGTATATTAGCTATGTAGGGTTTGAGAATGAATAGATTTAATGTAGAGTCCTTGTTACAGGTTCTCCGTAATCCTCATCCCATTCCTCTGATTCAATCTCATCAAGTTCGTAATCAGTAGGTTCTCTTTCCCTTGTTGTCAAGTCACCTTCTTTTGCCATCATAGTAACACAATGTTCGTAAAACTTTGATAGGCCAGAAGAAGCTTCTGTGATAACCATCACCTTATTTTTATCAATATTATAGACATTTTCGTGAGAGAAGTGTATCCATCGTTGTAGACTGATAGATTCTTCTATTCCGTATTTTGTAACCTTTGGTAGCACGTTTACCTTTAGAGGTGATTTGATTTCAAAGGTTCTAGGATGTTCCTTAGAAATAACATCACAAATAATTTCTTCACCACTTTGTAGTTTTAGAATTTTATATTCTGTCATTTTATTTTTATCCTATTGATAGTGTAATCAAACTGTTCTTCATTATAGATATTTATTCGTTCCATGAAGTGGTTCAGAGTAAAGTTTCTTTTACTCTTATAAGATAAGTCATCTGCTAAGTCGAATAAGGTAGCTCTATCTTTACTGTCACTCCTACGCAATCCACGGCCAATCGACTGCAAGGCACGTACTCTGGATTTACTTGGACTAGCGAACACGATGTTGTGCAGATTACGAATATTGATACCAGTAGAAAAAGTGCCATACGAAGCAACGATGATTGCATTCTTTTCGTTTTCAGTAATTTCTCTAATTTCTTCACGAGTTTGTGTGTCTGTTCCACCAAAGACATAAAATACCTTCCTGTCTTTCGCAGATTTGTTAATCATATCGTAGAGTACACTTCCATGTTTCTCTACATACTGAAACAATACTAATGTATTGCTATTAAGGTTAAGAGTTAAATCCCTTATGAATTCATTTCTCTTTTGATGAGATACAATAAAGTCCATCTCATCTTGATAGTTCATACCCTTGACAAGTTTACACTCTTCTTCTGAATATGTTAATACCAAAGCTTTGATATCGAATTCAGCAAGTGTCTTTTTATCAATAAGTTCCTTTGTAGATACTACTCTATTTAGTGAACCGAACAGTCCCTCAAGAACTAATCTATGGGTTTGCATTCCATCTAATGTACCTGTCAACCCAAACCTATACTTACATATATCTAGTTTAGTTAGAACATTTGTCAAGGACTTTGCTTTGAATAAATGAGCTTCATCACCAATAACACATCCAAACTGAGAGAAGTATTTCTTTGGAAACTTATAGATAGATTGCCATGTAGATATAACGACCTTCTTAGACACGTTCTTATCATGTCCACTGTATATCTTCTGTAGATATTTCTCATCCCATCCATAGTCAAGAAAGTCTGAGTACATTTGTTCTACTAAAGATGTTGTTGGAACAAGAATAAGTATCTTGTCATTATTCTGTGGTTGTAAAAGTAACTCGTAGTACCTTACGAGAATATAGATGATAAGTGATTTACCAGATGCAGTAGGACTAAGAAGTAAAGCACGATGTTTTCTGATTGCGTAATCCACGGCATTAATTTGGTAGTCTCTTGGATGTATTGGTTGATTCCTACTTTTGAGTTTAAGACTTGTAATAAATCCTTCCAAGACTTCTCTACTAATTTCTTTTTCATCTTTTAATTCCTCACTTATTTCATATGGTTCGTCCCAATCCTCTAACCACTTTTCCAAATATGAAAGTAGTCCAAGGTATAACTCTCCGTTTGCTGGAGAAAATAGTCTAATCTTTCCATCCCAAATACGATTACGGTACGCAGGCATAAACTTAGCGCCTGGCACTTCAAAAGTAAAATGTTCTGAGAGAGAACGAGCAGTTGAAGCTTCAGCATCCACTCTGAGGAATACCTCATTCTTCTTGGTAACTTGAGTCACTAGATAGCACCGTCAACAAACTTTCGCCATTCAATAGCGTTTTTGATGTCCCATCCACGTTGTTGAATTTGCTTTAGTATCCTCTCACAAGAGTCTACACACATTTTGTAGTACTCTACTTTTTGTTTTGCTTTGATAAGTTCCTCATCTGACTCCAAGTAAATAGGGATGTCAACTTTGAGTATTTTATGGTCGAATGGATTATCACGATACACAATAGGGTCTGCTTTCCCACCATAGTACTCCCATTTCTTTCGATAGAGTACACGATAAGTTCCTTCATTCATAAGAAGAAGTTGTCTAAATGTGTTGTAGATAGTTAGGTACTTTTGATGAAGAGTTGCAGACTTCAGAGATTCATCTCCAAGTTCCAAGTCATCCATCTTCAAGTCTTTTTCAGCAGATTGCTGTAGTTCGTCTAATGTCATAATATTTCACCTGTTAATAATAAAGGTGAGTAGAGTTGGTTGAAACTTTCTGTTCTATCTTATCTCGTATAGAGACTAAAGTTTATGGTGTTAAAGTTCACCGTTCTACTCATTCTTATTTATAATTTCGCTATTGTGTATAAATCGTAATTAAACGTCACACTAGCGGTTAACCCTGTTGATGCCTCATCTTTGGTATCAAAGGATAGTCCAGAAAGTGAAGTTGGATATATGTTCCTAAACTTCACTTGTATACTGGGGTTGTTCTTGTTTGTCAGTATCGTTAATGTTGCATCACTGGTCAACACTGAGGGGTTAGTAACATTACCCTTGCCTGCGTTACCAATATCTTTTGTATCTGTATTTCTAATTGCGTCTGCAAATTCTGTTGGATTTTGAGGGAAACCAATACCTGTCATCCAATCATGGATTTCTCTGTAATTGCTGAGATTTTCCTGTACCAAGAAACTTAGTTCCAACGGACTATATTCTAAGGTATCTCCCATAAATGGCATTGCTTTATATCTACTGTTCATAATTGCATCGCCAGAAAATGCGATGCCAGGCAGATTAATCTCCTGTGCAAAATACACTGTGTTTGGTATTTTTAGGATATCAAACTTGAATTGAGTTGGACGTGCCAAATCAAAGTTATCTGGTTGTCTGTCAATTGCAGTAGTTATCGCCATGTCTTATATTCCCTTTTCATAATACTATTTATAGCGACCAAAAAAAAAGGGGAAACCGAAGTTCCCCCTTTTCAGATTCGTTTACCGAATTCTTATTACTACATGATGTTAGTAACTTGTACTCTTCTGTAGTATACGTTGTCGTTAGCAGTAAGTGTACCACCACGAGCAGTTGCTCCACCAGCAAATGGGTTTGCAGTAAGACCATATCTAGTCTTGAAACCAATTTTAGGTTGGAAAGTGTTTTCACCAACCGCACGAACCATTTGTAATGGAACGTATGGGCAGTAGAAAATACCACTGTCGTAAGGTGAAGTACCCTTATAACCTACAGTGTAGTATTGTTTCGCATCAGCATTTGCTGAATATGGGTCAATGTACACTTTGAAACGTCCGTTAAGAACACCAGCAAAAGTATTACCAGCATCGTCTACGTTTAGGTTATTGTTAAGAGCAGGAGTGTAATCAAGTACACCAGCCATTTGAAGTGCAGATGCAACATCAGATGAACAGATGATTACGTTACCTTTTCCTCTACGAGTTTGTTGAGCAATTACATTCGCATCTCTTTCAAGTTGGAACATAAGTCCTTTGAACTTCTCAACACTCCAACGACCGTTTGAATCAACGTCCATGTCGAAGATACCAGCAGTTGCAGTATCAGTCTGAGCACCTGGCTTAGCAGTTACATAGATTGAACGAATAACTTCACGGTTGATTTCGTTAAGAATTTCAGCAGAAAGAATGTTTGCAAGTTCTGTTTCAGCATCCAAACCGTGGATTGCTTTAAGGTCTTGCGCTAATTCCATTGTGTATTCTGCTTTAAGAGCTCTTGATTTTGCAGTAACAGTTTGCTTCTCAATTGAGAATGCCATTTCAGCGAAATGGTTGTTAGATGCATCACCTTTAGCTTCTGCGTCAGCAGTTGCCATACCAGTACCACCAGTATAAGTACCTGCCGGCGAGTCATTAAGAATCGCTGGGTTAGTACCTGCTTGTGTACCAGCACCAGAGAAGTCAGAGTCTGCTTCGTTGTAGAAAGTCTCTGTACCTGTTTGGTTAGTATAACGTGAACGCATTGCGAAGATTAACCCTGTAGGGCCAGTCATTGGCTGAACGCCAGCAACATCGTATGCAATCAAGTTAGGCATAGCACGTCTGACTAGTGAAATTAAGATTGGATCCCAATTATCAACAGCAGCGCCAGTTGAGTTAGTAGGTGCAGCTTCTGATAAGAACGCAGAGTCCTCACGAAGTGCTTTTTCTTGGTTTTCTAGGATAACAGTAGTTACAGCCTTACGATAAGAATCATTAATCTCTGGAAGATCATTGTGTTCTAGGACTGGTTGCCACTTCTCCTGTAAATGTTCAGTTTGAAACATTTTTATTTCTCCTTGTTTGAGTTTTTTCTAATAATATTTATAAGAATTTAATTTTTGAAAGATAAAATCTTCCGCAGCTTAAACCTTACCTCGCTTTACATTTTTACTAATTGCACTCATATAAGCACTCATAGCACCAGTTGTATCGTAAGATTCTGAACTTTCAGATTCGGAATCTACAGATTCAGCGACAGTTGTTGCTTTCGGGAAATAACTTTCCTTGAGCGTGTCGAGTTTACTTCTGAAAGAATCTTCATCAGTAAAATCTACATCTTCTGCAAGAGATTTGAATTTTTCAGCTTCGGTGTCAGCCAAATCTGAAGAAACCTCTGCAAAAACAGACTCACGAACTAGTTGATTGTTTGCTTTCTTTAAGTCAGCAGACTTTTCAATTTGTTCATTGAGTTTGGCTTCTAGGGCGTCAAGCTTCTCAGCTTGTTGTCCTAAGATGTCATACTTTTCATCTGGAACATCAATATAATGCTCCTCGAAAAGTGATTTAAGTCCAGAAATGAAATCTTCTGCAATCTCGCCTTTGAGACCACGTTCAATTGCAATTTCGTTTTCCTTCATCCATTCTTCAACAACATAACCCATGTATGCGTCAACTTTTTCAGTTAACTCACTTTGGACTTTGTTTACTTCTTCAGCAACTTCTTGAACCTTTGCAGATTCAATTCTCTCAACTTCTGAACGAAGTTTTGATTTTACAGCTGCTTCAAAAATTGTAGATGCTTTTTCCTTAAATTCTTCTGAAATTTCTTCACCATTAACTAGTGCAGAAACATCTTCTGATACATCAACTGACGCAAGACGGTCTTCCAAAGTAGATTCGTCAACTTTCGCAGACTCTTCTTCTTTTTCTTCCTCTTCTTTTGCCATCATTTTGTCGTAAGACGCTTTAAGGTCTCCAGCTTTCATGTTCTCCATTTCAGAGTACATTGCTTTCAACATTTCCGCTTTTGTCATCTTACCTTCTTCTAGTGATTCTGTTTCAGAATCGTCTGAAGTTTCAGTTTCTTCTTTGGTTGCACCGGCTTTAGGGTCTGCTGCTTTCTTTACTTTAGCAGAAGCCTTCTTTCCAGCACTGTCTTTTGATTCTGGATCAACGACAGGTTTACCCAAATCTTCAACATCACCTTCTTGTTTTTCCATTGAGTCACCTTTACCAGCAGTTGCGCCAGGTGCTTTTGCTTCTTCAAGCTCTGCACTGACTTCCGCCTCTAGTTCCTCAATTGTCTTGTCTAGTTCTGACATTGGGATTTTCTCCTTGGTTGTTTTATTAACATATTTATAATGATTAAAGTTTAGACAGAAATTTTGCGAATGCAAGTGCGGAAACATTAGTTTGTTTACGTCTTACAGACTCATTGATTTCATCATGGAGTTCGGCAATCTCAACTTCTTTGAGTATTCCGTTGTTCCAAATCCATTCCTTACCTTCCATAATCCCTTCAACAAAGGCTTGAGGTGCAGATGGGTCTGCAACAATATCTGCCGCAGTGGCAAGATAAAAATCGTCTTTCACATAATTAGCACCACTCTTAGATTCGATAGAACCCATACCTCTTGAAGAGACACCAAGTTTACCACCATCTTTGATTAATGCTTTCGCTATTTCCCCCATTGGAGTAGAGAGCAGTTTCGCCTCACCAATAAAGTTCTTTCCATCAGCTTCCAGTTTAGTTATCATGTGCGATACCCTGTCAAGATTGACAGTAGGGCCTTCTGGATGACCCAGTTCCCCAAACGCACGACCTTCAGCAACAAATTCTTTGTTATAACGAGTGACTTCTTTTTGAAGTACACTCATTGGGTAGACACGACCGTTACGGTTTTTCATGTCTGCCTGCATAAAGATTCCACGAATCTTCATTTCTTTTTCACCGTCCTCTTTGGCTTCGGTGATGTATTCTACTTCTTGTATCTGTTCTGCTATTAGTTTCATATTAGAACCCCGATGCTACGATAGGAGTAATTTTGATATCGGATGCACCACGCATTCCAACTCCAATGTCTGTGTGAATAACGACACCAGCATTTGCACCGACTCTTACTGAACCTGTGCTACCGTCATCGTCTGCGTTTCTAATTGTAACTGCTCCCACTGAACCTGTGTTAAACACATAATGTGCAGTCACAGTTTTGCCCTTGGTAGTACCAGTTGCAAGTGCTTCTTCTGCTCCGATTATCTTCATTGTACTCTATCCCTAAATTGCTAGCATTTCTTTTTCAAAATAGTCCATAAGTGCCTTCTGCGGAACTTTGAACTTCTTGGAAACACTATTTATTGTTTTTTCAAAAGTATTTAGGAAATTATTAGGTTTCGCATCCATTTCCTTAAAAATAGCGTCAATAGCCTTTCTCATCGCTGGAGACAACTTCTTGTACTCCCTCGAATTCTTATGCTCATCTTTCTCTGGTAGTTCTTGTTTGAACTGTGAAAGAGTTTTACTCACTATCTTTTTCTACCTCTGAGTCTGAAATATGGTGTGTCACAAAAGTCTGTGCCACCTCTTGTCTTTTTGTTTCTAATGCATCTCCTACCTTAGAAGCAAGTGCATTATTAAAATGAGTCTCCGCTGCAAGGTTATCGCCTGATGCAATTGAACTTACAAAGTCCTTTACATTATCTACCATTATTTATCTCCTTTTTTTGGGTCGTTATGTGCGAACATACCATCGTCATCACCTGTCATTTCACCACCTTCTTCATCTTTGATTTGATTATCAATTTCTTCAATCTCATCATCAGACATTCTAAGGATGTGTTTCTTAACATATTCCTTAGAGAAGTATTGACCGACATAGGATTCGACTTGTCCAAGCATGTCCAATCTGTCCCGAAGAATTTCTGCATTCTTCAGTTCTGTAAAATGTCCATCCTGTAGGAAGTCAAATTGAATATGTTCTTTGAAGTGATTCCACTCATCCATTGCAATAACACCTTTTAGTAAAAGTTGTGTACGCAACATATCTAAGAACATAAGAGCAAACTTCTTACGAAGTCTCTGGACAAATTTTGTAAATTTAAGTTCATCTCTTGTAATGTTATCAGAACGTCCTAGTTGAAATCCTGTTTCTTCTACGAGTCTTGATACTGGTACGTTCAATGAACGGAATAATTTTTTCTGGAAGTAGGTAATGTCATCAATCTCACCAAGGTTTGAACCGCCTGGCAAAGTTGTAATCTCTGTACCTCTACCACCTTCTCTACGAGGCAACCAGAAATCTTCCAACATAGACATATGGTTTCTGTCATCTCTGATTTCACCAGTTCGTGCATCGTATACCATTTTGTTACGATAACGATTCATCACATCTTTTAGATATGATTCTGCTTTCATCTTTGGTAGATTACCAACGTCAATGTAGAAAATACGTCTTTCAGGCGCACGAGATATACGATAGATAACTAACGAATCCTCAATCATGCGTAACTGATTGACAGGTTTAATTGCTTTGTTTAGATAAGAAAGTACTGTACCCTTACCCATATCGATTAATCCAGATGGGCAATAAGTAATTGAATCAGATGTAATTTTAACACCCTCAGATGTACCTACGTTCTGTTCCCAACCTTTATCATTGTAAAGGTAGAAGTCATCAATCTTCTTGACCATTTCCATGCCAGTAGATGCATTAACTTCTTTTTGTGTTTCTCTCGCCTTTTTGATTTTGCGAGGGTCAATATATCGAACCTCTTTAATCCCCTTACGAGGATGTTTTGGGTCAATAATTTTGTGGTAATAAAGTCTGCCATCAACATACCAACGTCTAAAGATGTCATGTCCTTTTGCATTAAAATCTAAAAGATGAAGAATCTCATGGAATTCATCTCTTATTTTTCCTTTAATGTTTTGGGATACATCTAATCTGTCAAGCATTATTGATACAGATTGGTCACGTTCATCACTTACAATCGCCTCATTCGTAATATCTTCAATAGCACTATCACACTCTGGTTGTTGTGCAATGTCACGATACCTACGAATTAAGTCTATCTCATTACGGTCTCTTCCGTCCATATCAAGGACAGAAGCGTAATGACCACCGCCTGATACAATATCAAGGGTGCCGTCATCAGAGACAGGAGAAGTGAAACTATCACTTCCCCCATCTTGATTCGCTCTTGTAATTCTGAAACCGAAAAGTTCCGCCATACTATAATTCTCCTAAGTTTTACCCTTCTATTTAGTCGGGTAAAAAAGAGGACTTATACCGCACTAGCGGAGAAACTTGTGTATCTCCAAGTAATATCAAATGTTTCGATATCACTTACGGTATCATATGACAGTTCAATCGGTGTGATTGCTGTCGGCCAACAGTTCTTTAGAACATATGACTTCAGAATGTTATCATCTCTATCAAGTTGTTCAACTCTCAATTGTGCAGTATAATCTGACACATTTGTAAGTCCAACACCTGTTTCTAGGTCATTGATACCACTCATCCAACGCTCCATTGCGTTACGAACCATAAAGTCCGTATCGTTAATCATCGTTGTAGTCCATGCTTCGACTGTTCTGTCGCCCGCCATGTAGAGTTGTCTACCTCTGAATTGAACTTCAATTTCAGAAATAGTTTGCCCTGGCAATGATGTAGCCTTTACGAGAAAACTCGCACGATTAACGTCCAGCCCAGTAGTAATTGCTGGGGGAGTAGTCATAATCACACGATATTGATTCGCTCTTGCACCACCACCGATAAGGTTTGATTTGAAATCGTCTATACTAGCCATGATTAACCCCCTACCTCACTAAACGCAACACCAGTTCTTACGGCGATGAAATTTAGTGTAATAAAATTGATGGAACGAGCAGGTTTAATGTAAATGTCAGCGACAAATTCATTCCTGTCGATTACTTCACCTGTGTTGTTAGTTTCATCGGCAATTACTGAGAAATCAGTAATACCTCTTCTACCTTGAACATCACGAAGGAAAGGTTCAACCAAGTTCTTGAACTGTGCTTGAGTAAACGCATCGTTTAATTCAAACAGTTGGAACTTAGCAGCAGTAGCAATTGCTTTCTCAAGAACAATGAACAATCTACGAACATTGATTCTATCAAATGCACTTGGTCTAGACAACGCAGTTTTGTCACCAAAGAGAACTGTACCTTGGCCTGGGAATGTGCAAACAGGGTTTACACGAGCAGGATAAAGAATATCTCTTTGTGCTTTAGTTGGGTTGTACGCAAGTTTAACTGCACCACGAACTTGTCCTCTGTTGTAACCCGCTGGTGAGAACCAAGGGTCTGCAACATTGTCTGTGTTCGCAGCAAGTCCTGCCATGTCACCATTCATAGGAACATAACGGTATACGTCTGCATACTTATCATACATGTACTTGTAACCACTGTCAAACACTGCATAAGAAGAACTTGCGAGATTATCGAAGAACCCTTTAACATTGTTTGTTGCAGCTGCACCAGTTGACACACCGACTACATCTTCTCTACGAGGAGATATAAATCCAACTACGTCTTTTCTTGCTTCACACAAGTCCATAATCATAGTTGCGTGTGTTATACCATCTGTACCAGCAGGTGTTGAACCTGCCATGATAAGGTTGATGTCGATTGTATCTGAATCTGCAAACAGGTTGTATGCAATATCTAGTTCACCGATAGTTGGGTTATCGTCTGTACCACCTAAAAGGTTGTCATTGATAATTCCAGCGTCACCAGCTCCAGATGCATATGTAGCACCAGATGCAAGGTCAGTACCAGCATTAGTTAATGTAGTTGGATGATCCATCCAACGAACCATTCTAGAACCAGTATTTACTACGTTTGCGTAGAAGTTAGTTCCACCTTGTGCTGTTTTAGAACCAGATGCTTGTGATACGAATGGGTAGACTTCAAGAACTGCATTAGTTCTTTGTCCAGCAACACCCGAATCAAAACCACTGATGCCACCGTCCATGTCATGCACAACAACGTGCATTTCATCGTTAGCAACACCTTTAGAAGTTCCCCATGTTGATGTGCCTGGAGCAGCATCGAACAAGTCATAGAACTTCCAACGTCTACGAACATTAGTCGCAGCTGCGAGTGCAGATTTTAGTCCACCACCGTTAGGGTTATCTAGTTGTCTAATAGTTAGATTGTCTGTTGAAACAGCAGTAACTTCATACTGTGAACCATCTGCTTCTTGGAAATGTACAATATCACCTACAGTGAATTTTGCACCACCAGCACCAGCAGAACCACCACCAGTGTCGATACCGACTGTAGTTGCTCCAGCAGCAGGTGTTCCAGTTGTTACACCTAGTGTTCCAGCGTTACCACTGAATGTTTCCTCAAATGCACCAGCATTTGCACAGATTGATACAGCAAGGGAGTTACCCCAAGTGCCTGGGAATTTAGATGCCCAGTGACCAACAGAACCGCTTCCGTCAGCGTAATTATTATCATAATCATTGTCATTTTTAATCTTCAATCCAGAACCATTTGCGGTAGCGTTAATCGCAGCAGTATCTGCTCTGATTACACGCAATCCGTTTGTGTACTGAAGGAAGTTGGCGGCGGTGAACCAATTTTCAAAGTTATTTGAATTTGGTTTACCAAAGATATCGACCAATTCTTGCTCTGAACCGATTGGGATGATTTCTTCTACTGGGCCTTTTGAAAAGCCCGAAGCAATCGCACCAATTGAAGTTGCAACAGCAGGAACGACATTGGTCAAGTCTATCTCTTTGACGAGAACGCCTGGGGATACTTGAAATGCCATCTTTGTTTTCTCCTTTGTGGATTCAATAATTTAGTTTAACTCAAACTTACGAATATATTTATAAAATCGCATCTCTACACTTTTGGTTTTTATAGGTTCTCTAGCATATAAATAAATTCATGTCAGAGTTCTACCAAAAATACAAAGAAACAATTAAACGTGTGTCGCAACGTAATTATCGTAAACGTATCATCTGGGTAAATGAATACCTAGAAGATAAGTACTGTCACTACTGTGGAGAATCCGAAAACGCATGTCTCCAATTCCACCCACACGAGGCAGAAATACGCAAACGCACAAAAAGAAAGGGACTTAATGAAGAATCTAGAAAAGAAGTTAAAGATTTCATCGAAAAGTCCAAAGTTGTTTGTGCTAATTGTTACTTAAAATTAGATAATGACCTAATTGATATTATGTAGGTATTTGCCTATTTCTACCAATCTGAGTCGTGTGTACGAACTACTGGACTCCATCTAGTACCATACTCATCTATAACAGTCTCACCATAAGGTGCTTGAACACCATCATCCATAAACCCAAACGGTGCCATATCCTGTTCTAATTGATTCTGTTGTTCTGCAAACATCCTTGCACGAATATCATCATCTGTTAATTCTTTAAAATATGTTTGTTCTATCAACCATCCGAACAATACACAACACATTACAAGGTCATCTGTATGTCCTTCTTCTGCTTCATAGGATTGTCCTTTAAGAATAAAGGTAGACAGTTCTGTGATTAAGTCATAATCTTGGATAAACATCTTATCAGTTTCGATAACCTGTTTAATATTAGAGCAACCTAGTCTTTTTACAGCCTTTGTTGTTCTTACCCCAAGTTGTGCTTTTCCACCGCTAAATCCACCCCCAACGACTTGACCCGCACGACCTCGCATGCTTGCCATTATTAGGTTCTCATACTCCAAGTCAAATTGTAGTGCAGTTGCAACCTGTTCACCAATATCATTTACCTCTATCAATACATATGCCATGTTATATGCTTTCGCAACATCATGTATAATATTAGGGAACAACATAGGTTTAATCTCATTGTCACGATATTTTGCAACAATACGATACGGTACTGTAGATACATCAAATACAATAAATGCAGAGTAATCGTTATTCGTACCTCTTGATACGTCTGCAACAATTACATATGTTGCACCATGTTTTGGTTTTTCATACATGTCCAATCCAGCATTAGAGGTTAGTGGATTGTGGAATGCCATTGCTTTAATCTTAGCAGGATGTATTAATGTGTTTGCAGAACCAAGGAATTCACATTCAAACTCTCGTTTAAATTGTTCCTCTGAGGTGTTCGCTATTGTCTCTGTTTTCCACTTTTCGTCACGCCCTGGCACTTGACTCCAGTGTACGTCTACTATATTATAAGAGTTACGTTTGTTCTCTGCATCCACCCATAACTTGTAGAATAAGTTCATACCGTTAGGTGTTGATACAATAATAACCTTTGTAGATTTACCAGATGAAATTGTAGGATACACAGAACTAAAGAAGTCCTCTGCCACGTTAGTTGGAACGAATGCAAATTCGTCCAAGAATATCATGTTATAAGAACCACCACGAACAGCAGATGAAGATGTAGAGGATGCAACCACCCTACTACCATTCTCTAAGTCTACTGAACCTTTGTTCCAAGACACCACTCCCTGTTGTAACCACTTAGGAAGATTCTCGTATGCAAGTTGTAGTCTGCCAAGAATATCTCGTGCAGTCGCAGCTTTGTTCGCTAGAATGGCAACATTCATGTTAGGATTGAATAGAACGTAATGTAGAATATAGGATACCATAGTCGTGGATTTACCAGACTGTCGAGGC